CTTGCACTTGCCAACGGTTGGATTAAAGAACGCAATGGGAGTAAGCATGAGAAATGGGTGCATAAATCAGGCAATGTGATGACTATTCCATACAGACCCAAAGAACACACAGCACGACACATTGCGAGGCGATTAGTGACACTTAGCGCCTGACAGTAAGGTATACCCAGGGGGCAGTGATTTGCCCCCCTTTATTGTTACTTAAGGTCGCAAAGCGGTTTCCAAAAACGCATGACTCCCCTAACCTACAAAAGTATCCAGACGACCGATAAATATTTTTGAAAATGGTTTTTTGAAAACCTCAAAACGAAAAAAATTTCCCGCCAAAAAAATCATGCAAAAACCTTTTGATAACTTTGAAGCAATTCTGAATGACTTTGACGGATTTTGCGATGAGTTCGAAACACGCGCCGCTGAGGCATTTATGAGAGGAGACAGTAATAATGGAAACATCGTCAGAGCAGCTACAGACAAACTTGGAGGAGAAACTCCTAGTGTTGTTACAGAGATTAGAGAACCTAGAGATGAGGGTTTCGGCGCTGGAGAGACCCACGTTAGCGTATCGCAGACCGAGTGCGAATGAATACGAAACACTCTCAGACACTCTAGACTATCTTCATAATAACGTTGAGGGGATTAAGAAAGACCTTCTAAGAGTTGCAAAAGCAGTCTAATGGCAATACCCTTCATAAACATCTTAGCACCCTCCCTGGGCGGTATAGGACCGATTGAAGCAGCAGACTTCAATAGGTTAACGAGGTTAAATGGGAATGGTATCCCATTTTATGCTGGGAGGTTTTATCCCAAAGATTCGACGGGTATTTGGATTGAACGCGACGGACTTAAGAATCAGATTGGATTTATTGCAGAGACACCTCCGTGGTATTGTTGGGAGAACATTGACCCTACCCAGATTTGGATGATTGCTGGTATACCCCAGGAGAAGATTATCACAACCACTACCAGTATTGTCCGAATTGACTGGTGGCCTAGGGAGGAGGAAGATGGACTCCCAGAGAGCAGTGCGCCGAACGGTTGGGATTATGCCCCGAATGACTGGGAGGAATCTCGTGCTCGGGCAGGCTGGGGATGGGGTCCTGCTGGAGGCATCTCTACAGTGCTTAACACAGACTCTTTAGACCCTTTGGTAGAGATTCAGAATGATTTGATACCTCCGTTGCTTTTACAGGGTTCTGTGGGCATCAGTGGCATTCAGGGGCGATGCTCCGAGTATGCATTCTTCGACCAAGAGTTGAAGTATATGAATGGTACGGGGTTGAATCAGAATGCTTTTGATAATGCGTTTTACGCCGAGAACTATCCAGATGGTTATAGAGACTTATGGAGGTTACGTTCTGATGGTGCATGGAAGAAAAGCAACGCCGATGTGCCAAATGAAGGAATCTTAGAGTTCCCTACACAGAGTAATGGATATATGCCCCCTGGATGGGTACGAGACAGCGCCGATGAACTTCCATACCTTACAAGCGCGATCACCGACCCGCTGCTGGCAAATAGGTATGGCACAGAGTATTGGAATGAGTATACTCGGTACAATAGTAATGGACCTAGTGCTAGAATGGGTCAATTGTTAGAAATTAGTCCTACATTATTTGATACAGTAGTCTATACGATCAAAGTATCGTGTGTTACTGTAACAATTCAGGATCCACCAGATGATGTTGTACTAGAAGCACAACTTGCAGGAGGAGATGTATCATTGGGTGATTATCGTTTAGGTCTGTCTGATACTCTAGCGAACAATCTATTGAGTAATGTTTGGTATTTCTATTGGCCAGTACGATTTGATGCACGTTATGCAGAGTTTCGTAATGAGTTCCTTCTAAATAGGGCAGGTATTGAATACCAAGGTTTTGCGCCACCATGACAATTCAAATTGGTTTAGCAGGTGCTCCCCTTAGTTCACATGGACACCAACCACCTACTCCATTACCAGCACCTGCAGGATTTTCTTCCAATGTGTTTGTGAATGGGCAACCAGTGCATCATGTTGGTAATACCATGATTATTCATCCGATTCCTGGTACATTTCCTCCAATTCCCCACCTTCCACCTGATGTTATCATTGAAGGATATACTACAGTATTGTGTAATGGAACACCACTTGCAAAGTTTTTAAGTAAAACACAGCATGGTTCAATGGTAATGCAAGGTAGTAGAAACGTATTTGTAAGAGATGTAAATATTGCTACATGGATTGCAGGATCTGATGGAGGAGCGACAGCACCTCCCACACCAGCAGAATAATATGCTATAATATTGGAGTCAATCATTTTTAAACTATGGCACGAGCAAAAGTTGGTCTTAGCGGTAAGAAGATCATTGAGTCGAAACCCAAAACCACGCGACAGGGCAGCAGCAAGAACACGAAATATTCTGCTACCAGTCGTAATTCTGCTAAGAAGCGTTATCGCGGTCAGGGACGATAAATACTCATAGAGATAGCAACCTCTCTAAAAGTTCTGGAAACAGACTTTAGAGAGGTTTTTTCAATGGGACTATTTCCAGTAGACAAAAGTGAAGAGTTTATTGAAGAAGGTATGACACTGATCACCGAAACAGACAGTGATCGCCTTCTAGATGCCGCTGCAAAGCGTCGTAGGTCAAAGATGAAGGAAGAACTATACCCATTGCCTGAAAACCGCCTTGAGCGTCCTTGTGGAGGAGCAGGTGGTTTTGACGACTTTGTAGAGCGTTGGCACGAGTGAATAAATAATAGCAGCCTATTGCTGTGTCTAAATGCCGACCTTTCAGACATTCAAGGATTTGAGTGTTACATTTAAGAAGCATCCTGTTTCCGACGATTTGGTTACAGTGAAAGACAAGGCAGCTATCGTTCAAGCGATTACTGCCTTGCTTCTTACTAGGAAGGGAGAGAGACCATTTCAACCTAATTTGGGGTGTGATATTCAGAATGTATTGTTTGAACCTCTAGATTTTGCTAGTGCTGCTATCATCAAATCTGAAATTCGTGATACTCTGAATCGTTACGAACCAAGAATCGCTACTGATTATATTCGTTGCGTACCAGATTATAGAAATAATGGATATGATGTTGAAATGACATATACAATTGTTGGAAGAGATGACACACCAATAACTGTAGACTTCTTCTTAGAGCGTACACGATAATGCCTTATACTCAGGTTGCTAACTTAGATTTTGAAGATATTAAGATTGCTCTGAAAGAATATCTCAGAGCACAGTCAGATTTTACTGACTATGATTTTGACGGCAGTGCGCTATCAACGTTGATTGATACACTCGCCTATAACACCTACTATACGGCGTTTAACGCTAATATGGTAGTTAATGAACTATTCATTGATTCTGCCACCTTGAGGGACAATGTGGTGGCAATTGCGAAGCAGTTGGGATACAGACCCAAGAGTGCAACATCTCCAACTGCCTATGTATCATTTAACGTTACGTATAACACTCCTACGACTGATACAGAAATTATCTTAAAAAAAGGAACAGGATTTATTGCGTCATATGACAATAACATTTACCAATATGTGACATTAGATGATGTAGCAGCACAGGTATCTAATGGTGTCGCTACATTTGAAAATATTGAAGTAAAAGAAGGAACTCAATTAGTCAATACTTACACTGTTAATACATCACTTAAGTCTCAACGTTTTATTCTTGACAACCAGGATATTGATACTAATACTATTAGAGTAAGAGTATTCCCAACAGGTGGATCTTTCAATGAACCATGGTTAGTTTCTGACAATATTATTGGCGTTGATGGGGAATCAAAAGTTTTCTTCCTGGAAGAAATTGAAGATGAAAGATATGAGTTGCTTTTTGGTGATGGTGTTCTAGGAAAGAAATTAGAAAACGGAGCAAGAGTAGAAGTCTCATATTTGACCACTGCTGGTCCCGAGAGCAATGGTGTACGCACATTCGTCTTCTCTGGGGTTCTGGAGAACTCGCAAGGCGTCTCTCCTAACTCTTTTGGCGTAACTATCACGTCCACAGTTGCTTCTGCTGGAGGCGAAGAAATTGAGTCTACGCAGAAAATTAAATACACAGCACCAAAATCATATGGTACACAAGATCGTGCCGTTACTGCTGATGATTACTCCACTATTATCCGTAGAATCTATCCTGCCACAAGCGACATCATTATATTTGGAGGAGAAGATCAAGACCCACCACAGTACGGAAAGGTATTCATTGTTCTGAAACCAAAAGATGCTTCATATCTAACATCTTTAACGAAGAATGCTATTGTAGAGGAACTACAAAAATACTCCGTCGCTTCAGTTGAACCAGAAATTGTTGACCCATCAATTCTATATGTTGAGTTAAACAGTAAAATTTATTACAATCGTAATGTCACTGACGAGACACCATCACAGATTAGAGACAAAGTAATTGCTGCAGTTCAGTCTTACATTGATACTTCGGACATTGAAAAGTTCAAAGGTAAGTTTAGACACAGCAAAATGGTTGGTGTAATTGATGATGCGGACAGAGCAATCAATTCAAACTTAACAGAAGTTACTATGAGGAAGGATTTCTATCCTCAACTTAACTCAACTTTTTATTATGAGATCTGTTTCCAGAATGCATTTGACATTGATTGTGATGCACCAGTGCTGTCGTCAACTGGATTTAGAGTGACTGAGCATCCAAATTTTGATGTATACATTGAAGATAGGGATGACAAAATTGTCCTATATAGACTAGACGCCGTAACTGGCGAAAAGGTTGTTCTCGACAAGGAAGTTGGGGACATTGATTATGAAAAAGGTGAGTTGAGATTATACAATATGACTATCATTAAAGGTAGTTTCTTTGATAACAGAATCTCATTTAGAGTAAAACCACTGTCTAATGATATTCAGGCACTCCGTGAGGTTTATCTGGACGTTGATGTAGCGAATTCAAGTTTCACCGCATATAAAGAGTAAGTAAATGGCTGCTGTTAAGACCAAGAGAATTTCAACTCTAATTGAGTCCCAGCTTCCTCAATTCATTTCTACCGAGTATGAACTCTTTAGTAAGTTTGTACAAAAGTATTATGAAGCACAGGAAGTCCAAGGTGGAACTTTGGATGTTATTAACAACCTTCAAAAATATGTAGATATTGATTTTTACGAGAAAAATCTTCTCAAACAGAATGACACTCTTGCTGCATCTATTTCTGATACAGATACTACAATTGTTGTAAATGATGCGAGTTCATTTCCAACAAAAAATGGTTATATTAGAATTAATGATGAGATTATCTTCTATTCCGATAGAACTGATACAGAATTTAGAGATTGTTCTAGAGGTGTAAGTGGTAATACTACTCTAGGAGATCTATACACAGCATCCAATTTTAAGAGCACAGAAGCAGCATCTCATAATGCTAACTCAAAAGTATATAATGTTAGCAATCTCTTCTTATATGCTTTTGTAAAAAACTTCGAGTCTCAGTATCTCGGTTCATTCCCCGAGAAGTATCTTCGTGGTGAAGTTGACAAGAGAACTCTTATTAAGAACATCAATAAGTTCTATAAGTCAAAAGGAACTGACAGTTCTATTAAGTTCATTTTCAACACTATTGTTTCTCAAGATGTAACTAATAAACCAGAAGTATACAAACCAAAAGACTTTACATATAAGGTATCTAAGTCTGATTGGATTAATGTTTATGCATTAAAAGTAAAAGTAATCTCTGGAGACCCAACAGATCTTATTGGTAAGCAGATTGTACAACCAGAAACTGAAGAGTATGGTTATGTTTCTGCTACTGTAGATAATGCAAGAGCAGAGGGTACATTTGATGGTGAGAAAATTTGGAACATTGTCCTTGCTCCAGAAACTGTCACTGGTGAGTTTGCAATCTCTACAAAAACTCGTTTAGAGAAAAATCTTTCTCAGACAGATGGTGTTGGTAAGAGAATCAATGTTTTCTCTACTATTGGTTGGGGTAAAACTGGAGAAGTTTTGATTGGTGAAGAAACCATCAAGTTTGATGATAAGAATATAACTCAGTTTACTATTAGTAAAAGAGGAAACATTACATATAATCACGAAGCAGGTGCTTCTGTATATAAACCAGTTGTTATTAGTGGTTCTAATGTAAAACTTTTAACTCTGGGTGTTGTATATAACTTTGAGATTAATGATTCTCATCCATATTCCGCAGTAGATGATACTATTGAAATTTCAAATCCTGGATTTGAAAGTGCAGATCCCAAGATTGTCAATACTGGATCAAACCAGACAAGATGGATTTTAAACAGAAATCTTCCAATCAATGCACCAACAGTTCCTTATGTTGGCACGCAACTCGGTCAGACATCAACAGATGTATCTGCTATTTTTGCAGATGATCAATACTATTACATTACTTCTTCTGGTTATCCTTCATACAAAATTCTAGATGGTTCTAGTGTTTCACAGACTGTTGAAGATCAGAAACTCCTTCGTATCATCAGAAGACTTGCGACCAGAACAACTGAGAAGTATAAGACACCAAAGACTGAAGTTGGTATCCTTCTTAATGGCGTTCGTCTATATGGATATAAAGATACAGAAAGCATTCGTTATGGCAAGTTAGAGCAAATTGTTCCTGCTAAACAAGGTAGTGGTTATGCAAAACCACCATTTGTTTTGTTAGATGGTGCTCCAAACAAAGCAAGAGCAGTTCTATCTGGTTCTGTTGTAGAAAGATATATTGTAGATACTACCAATATTTTCCCAAGAACACCTGTTGTTGAGGTGACTTCTGGTAGAGGAGCATCTGTTCGTGCTGTTGTTACTGGAGACAAAATTACTAGTTTAGTAGTTGAAAACCCAGGTGAGTATTATTCTTCTCCTCCTATTGTTCGTATTACAGATAGAAATGGTAAGGGAAGATTTGCAGAGTACAATGCTGTTGTAGATACTGATGGTAGACTAGTTGATTTTGAAAAAATTGCAGAAGGAA